ACCTTCTCATCGATTACTCCTCGGATTTCATCCCGTGCTTGGCCTTCATTCGAGCCGCAATCATTGCCACTTTGTCAGAGGCATCCTTCTTCTCAACGCCGGCGTTCTCTTTGTCCTCATAGCCGCCATACTCGTTCACAAGCTGCTGAATCTCCATTCCGCACTTGTCAGAATATTTTTGGAGTTGAGACACCAGCTCCTTCACCTCTTGAGCCTCGCTCTCAGATAAGGAAGACTCGCCGCTGTCTTGCATCTCATCATCGCCATCATCGAGCGGTTCCATTTTGGCATTCATTCCCTTGTACATTGCTTCCTCCTTATCTCAGCAACGCTGAGTTATAACCTTGCATCATTTGAGCAAAAGCCGATTGCTCGCCTTGAGCTGCGTTTTGCGCTCCTTGCTTTTGCGTTTCAAAGGCCGCTAATTTCAATTGGAGTTTGCGTTGCTTCTCGGCCTCTTCCTCTTGAGCCCTTGCGCTCATGAGGCCGCCAACGAGACCAACGGCCGCACCAATGACAGCGCCCCAAGGATTACCTCCACTGACTGTTGCGCCAGTCGCGGCACCCGTTGCGGCTCCAGAAACTGCTCCACCTGTTTGACTCATAAACCTCCCTAAACTTTGTAATCTAGATCCCAGTCGCCAAAGTAATCCGTACCGTCATAATACAGCTCAACCACGTCCACCGCATCATTGACTTGCGATAGGATTGGTTTCTGGCCTTGAGGCCAACGAGTGTTCGCCGGCCATATGAGATCTCTTGGAGTTGCGGCCTGGATGACGTGGATGCGATACTTGGCGCCCTTTTGAGGGTTTGAGAGAGTCAAGGTCACATCACCAGATGCCGAGCCGAGATCGAGGATCTGAATATTCCCCTCGTTCCAATTCAACGTCTGAACAGTTCCCGCGGGAGTGAGTGTCGCAGCTTTTTGCGTCAACGCGATATTTGCCGCAAGCTTTGCACTGGTGATCACAGCGTCAGACAAAGAGTTTGTCCCAAGCTTCGCACCATCACCGCTCCCGGTGTGAGTGTGATTTGAGATCTTGGTCCACGTGGTGTTTAAAAGGGTTGGCCCCCAGTTCTTTGTTCCCGTGGTTGGGATCGTCAGAGTTAGACCGAGAGCAAGCGTTGTGTAAGGCATTATTTACCTTCCTTGTCCTTTGGTTTTTCTGGTTTCTCTTCCTTAGGCTTCTCGGGCTTTTCCTCTTTGGGCTTTTCAGGCTTTGGCTCAACCGTTGGATTCTCTGACTCCTTTGGAGTCTCACCACTCACCGCGCCCTCGTGCTCACCTTCGACAAAAGGATACTTATCAATGGCGTCACCAACTCGATTGAGAAAGTTGTTCATCAGGTTGCTGTCTTTCTTAACCACCTGTTGATAGTACGCCTCGAAGAACTCTTGATAAGACGGCATCATGAATTGCCGACGTTGGGCTTGACGCCAAGACTCGGCCTTTGGATCTTTGTCGACATCAACGATCTCGATCTTGTACTCAGCAGGAAAAAAGAACTCAGTCACCTCAACTTCACCCAAAAGATAAGATCTCTTAGCCTTGCATTTCTTCCAATCAAGACCTAGGCGCTCCACATCCTCTCGCTTCACCCACAGCTCAGGGTTGCCCCACATGCGGTCACGCTCGCGCGCCTCAACCCATCCAGTGACTTTTTCATTCTGGACGTAAGAGATCATCTTGCGGCCTTTGGTGTCGGTAACTGTAACTTTTTTCATCGGTGCCTCCGTTTAATAATTGCCGATTCTCTCAATCGATACATGAGTAAAGTTCCCGCTCGCCGAGCCGTCAAGGTTTTGAGATGACCCGCTGTCTTGATAAACCTGCAAGTCGACGTAATCACCTGCGAGCAACTTGACCGTCGTGGAACCACTCAATGGCGCCACGATGTTCGCCGTTGCAGGACAGTGGAACCCGGCAATCTGGGCGTAAGCGGCGCCGTTTTTGAAGAGAGTCAAATTTGCCTGCTCTGCTGTGATTGTACAGTTCGGCATGTTTTGAGTGGCAAATGCTGAAACTCGATAAGTCCCTGGTGAGGGCGATGTGAACTTCCACGATCCACCAGTCGTCACAGCGTTGTGAGAATCGAAGTCCTTGGTGTCGAAGTTGATGATCGTTTGCGTGGCAGTCGAGATGCTTTGAGATCCGCCGGTTCTCTTGTACCTCGCAACCACACTCTCGCTTGCCGCAATCTGGTTTGGCCCTGAGACCTTTGACAAGGACATCTTACGCTCAGTGAGTGTCAGGGTTGAAGCAGAGTTGTTACCATTCCCATGAATGAAGCACTCAACGTAATCACCTGCGACCATTGGAACTTTGGTTGATACCGAAAGAGCCAGTGCATTGCCAGCTGTGGCAGTCTGCCCAACTCCATAGTGATAAACCGATCCGTTTTTATAAATGAGCATGTAATAAAGATTCGCGAGCACGTTGGTCGACGAGATAAATGATGAGCAATCGACGTCGTAAAATCCTGGTGACTTCGCTGAGATCCGATCATTGGTCAAATCATTGCCAGCTACGGAGTCAAATGCAGTGGTTTCAAATTGAACTTTGACCGCCGTATTGTTTGGATTGAATCCCGTTTGATTGCCCGACTGAGTCATCTGCGATGCAACAGCTGTTGTATTGGCATCGTTGCTCATGATCGATGTCGAGTACCAACCAGAGATAGGTATGGTAAGATTCCAGGAGATTCGATCACCAGATGCAAGCTGAGTATCTTGAAGATCCGAGCCTGATATTGTGTACACGAATTTAACCGAGGTCGACGTATCGATAGTTGTCCATCCAGGCGCAGTACCACCGCCGCCGTTATCGAAAAATCCCCAACCGCCAAAGTTTGCCCCGACAGTGGAGCCGGCCTTAGCGGTATCAATGGAGTATCCACCGGGTAAGGTTAACGTGACATCTGCGGCGGCGCTTCCTGACGTAGCGATGTTCGCATAGCCCTGATAGCGCATGTACTGGCCTTCGCGCCACCACCAACCAACCCTAGTGTTATAGGTGCCATTGTAAACAAGAGCTGGTGTGACTTGCGTTGAGTCTGTAATTGATGAGCCATAGAGTTTTGCTTGAGGTCCAACCACCACGTTGTCTAGCTTCACCGTGTAAGCTGATGCCGAGGTCGATGCGGTATGAACGATCAAACGATAAGACGTCGAGCCTGTCGCCTGAAACTCAAAGGGCATTCTCTCAGAAGGTAGCGCGTGATTTTTTAAAAGGTAAGGCGCTGGTTGAATCAACGCTGCGTTGGTCACATCGTAAATCCAAATCGACATGTCATCGTCAACGAAAGTTCCTGATGCGATTGCATAATCGAATGAGCCTTGCAAGACCTTGTACTTGTCGGCCTCGTTGATGGTGAATGCGTAAGAGAATCCCTCACCTTGCCGATTGTTTGCTGACTTGGTCCAAAGAAATGAGCCAGTGCCACGCAATGGAGTTGACGTCGACCTGGTGAAAGTTGAGTTAGGGCTTCCACCTGTCCCATCCACTGGGCTTGTCGCGGCCGCATCGGCATACGTTGCCCATCCAGTCGTGACCGCCTCTGCATCGGGATTTGCGATGTAATTGATCCCTGAAACTGAGCCACTCGAGATCAAGATCCAATTCGTCGATGAGCCTGCATCAAGCTTGCGATAGGTGTTGCCGTTGGTATTGTTCAAGTAAATCGAGCCAATCGGAGCGCTTGTCGTTGTTCCACTTGGATCGACATCACCTGAGAGAATCTTTGACTCACCAAAGAGATCAATGTTCGGCTTCAACGTCTTGACGTCTGAGCCTGAGAAGATCACCGCGTCCGCAAACGCTGCGTTAGTGGTCATCAATAGCGAGAGAAGAATGCAGATAAAATTCTTCAAAAAAACCTCCTTATGCAATCAAGTTCAATAAATGCTCGGCCGATGTGTAATCAGCAGTGCCACTCAGTGCCCGAATCGAAACGCGAGTACCTGATGCGATCCTTAGTGGAATGAAACCATTCAGACCACCAGGAGGCACGATCAAAGTTCTCACCTCTGATGCGGCCGCTCCGAGGCCAATCTCAACCGACTGACCAGAGCTATCAAAAACCGTAATCCCTTGAGCCTCGGCCGCTGTGGAGGCAATCAATTGCGTCCATGCCCCGGTTGTTACCGAACCAGTTGCCAAGCGAGCAGAGTCGGCGAGAGCGCCGCCAAGGCTCTTGTTATGCAAACCTCGGTTAGATCCAACCGCCGCACTAGTTAACGCGTTGCCTGAGCCATCCTGCGCGCGCACAGACCAGTTACCGCTTTGAGCGACAGACCATGATCCACTCTGACTTGCAGGGATTACAGTCTGATCACTTGCGATAACGACAGCCATAGAGTTTGCCATCGTTTTTTGACCAAGTGTCGCAGGAAGCTTGGCGCTCATTGCCGCAAGAGTGGTCTCTGTCGCAAAATCTTTGGCGTTCAGCGTAGTGAGTGCCGACTCGATACCATCAACGTGACCAATGATCGTCGATTGGTTCGCCGCGGTTGAAGCTCCCGTCGGTAAGCTGACGGTGCCGCTGATGTTCGTAATATTCCAAGTGCCCGACTGTGCGGCGCTAACTGAGCCTGCAAGAATATTGCAATTCTTGACGTTGATGCCATCGCCGGCCGCCATGCTGAAAAACGCGTCAATGTTAACGGTCCCAGAAGAGTAAGAAGAAATTCTGACTCTGAAATATCGGAAGCGAACGGGAACATAAAAGAATAGTGCAGTCGTTGAATTAGTCAGCGTGGGTAGCATCGATGCAGAGTTTGAATCAATGCGTTGACCGAGACATGATGACCAATTGGTATTGTCATTTGATCCTTCGAAAGTGCAGGTCGCACTAAACGTCCCACTAAACTGAAGAAAAATAGATCGATAGTCCTTTACTTCAACTGCTGCGACGGGCGTGGCATTTGCCGCCGATCCTGAGCCTGATACCGCAACTCCAAGCTGTCCCATCGCCTTGATTGGCAACGGTCGATTATTTGCAACGGTCGAGGTGTCTTCTTTGACCTCAGTATCCACGCCATTGAGATCGTACTGAATAGGTCCTGCAGCAAGTGAGGCCGAGGTCAGGATCTCACCAGACGAGTTGATGCGTGGTGAGCGATAACGATAGATCGCAAAGGTGTCAGCGGCCGACATTACAATGTCATCAGCAATATAAATATTGTCAGTCGCAACGCGAAGGACCGGCGTCTCTCGGCCAGAGTAAGTCCCTGACGTCACGCGAATGATGTCACCGACCTTTGCCGCGTGAGCTGTCGCTTTGATGTCACCGCTTGCGGATCCACTCTCGGCCGCGTCGGTTCCAATACTCTCGGTGAAGAGATAGCTTTTGACGGATTGCCCGAACTGCTCGGGTGCGACTGGCTCGACTGTTACAAAGTGCGAACCATCTGAAGCCAATTTACGCTTTGAAGCGTAGCCTTGATATCCCATGACCCTCCTCCTGCTGATGCGGCATCTTAGCGGTCAGATAAAATTTTAAGAGCCGATGTTCTCCACGTAAACATTGATGGCAACGACGATCGTTTCGGTGGTTCCATTACCCCCGGTTTGATCAGTCACTGCACGAACTTTTTCCAAAAACGATTGTCCAGGTGAGCTGAGATACTTCAACTCAGCGCCGGCCGTGGTCGTGATCTGAGTGAATGCCACAAGATCGTGCCAAGTCGTTCCGTCTGCTGAGTGCTGAATCTTGGCGTCAAAGGCACTGATATTCGCGTGCTTTGCACTCCATACAATTTCAGCAATCAAATTCTTAGATCGAGGGGACAAGGTTTGAGCCGTTGTCCCCGTATTGTCGGCGGCCTGAGCGCCACTCAGTAATTGCTTCCGTTCAGTTGATGCCACTGATCACCGCCTTAGTAATATTCGTTAACGTCTGAGCCGACAACGAGGATGTCCAATCCACCATCAACCAAAGCTGCAGTCTCATCGATGTCAGACAATTTGACCTCGATGTAAGTCGCTGCACGAGCAACGATCTGAGCCGCTTGATCGACCGTGTTTGGCGTTGCAATCGCGATAAAGTCAGCGTTTGCAAATCCATTGTCGAAAGTGATCTTCCAGTGACCAGTTGCCTGATCAACCATCGAGGCTTGAAAGCTTGCAGGGCCTGCAAGCTTTGAGACCATGGTGTAAGTGCCGGCGCCTGTCCCATCGTCGCTAAGATCAATGGCAGTTCCTGCCACGGCATTGGCAAGAGATGAGGCCAATTTGAAAACGCTCGAGCTGACCTTGATCACCCAGTAATTGGTCGCAGGTGAGAGACCACCAGGCAAAGTTCCACCAGTGGTTCCTTGCACTCGATCACCAGTCACGAAGCCGTGGTCGGCTAGTGTGAGAGTGTTATCGGTCGCATTGACTGCTGCTTCGGGCACAACAGCAGCGAGAGTGCCGGCGATAATTCTTAACTCGAGTTGGCGCATCGCGCGTTGAGTGGACTTTACATCGCGTAACATTGGTTAACCTCCGTGGGTTGTTAGCTTCCGTTTGAAAAATGGCCGCCTCAAGGAAACAGAAGCGAAAACCTCAAGGACGGCCAAAAAAGTTCTACGTGGAACAACTTACGTTGTCAGGCCTGTCATGATCCCGTGGAACGACGGGACAATGTAATTCTGAAGGTAACCACCGTAACGGGCGCCGTAAGCATCCTCGTTGGTCACTCGCAGAAACACAGTGCCATCATCATCAAACCAACCGAAGCCTGGTCGGTGGTACGACGTGATGTAATTGTCGTTCAAGAACATCATGTAATCATCATCACAGAAACGCTCTGGGAATACACCCACAGGTCCCATGGTGGACATGAACTCAAGGCCACGGAAAGAGATCTTGCCCTTCAGCTCTGGTGAGCGAGGCTCGATGATGTACTGCTTTTGATCCTCGAGGATATTCAGCAGTTTGCGATACTGGACGTAAGAAGTGACGATGAGGTTTGGCACCTTACCGCATTGCTTCTCAACTCCGAGCATCATCTGATTCATCAGATCAGTCGTGAGACCAGATCCAACGCTCAATTGCTGATATGCCTGCCATCGACGAGCAATGGTGATTCCGTACTTCGTGCTGGACGTTGCCGTCAAAACACCCTTCAAACCCTCAGGATCTGCGTCCTTTGAGTTTTGCATGTACACAGTGTGAGTTCCTGCTCCGATCGCAGTCAGATCGTCAGATCCAGAGATGCGAGACAGAGTCACTGCGCGAGTTGATGGTGCAACCGCTGTGATCTCCCACACAGATGAGAGAGAGTTTACGTTGACGTAATCTTTCTCTTCCCAGTTTGCTTCCTTCCAAGACGCGGCAAGGATGGTCAGCACGGGAGCGGTTGCTGTTCCTGCTGAGCTTCCTGAGAAAGTTCCAAGCGAGCCAGTGCCGTCATGAAACAGAGCGCGGCTCATGTTTCGAGTCCATGACTCAACGGTTTTCTGGACCACGTGCTTGGTCATTCGAACGAAGGCACCTTCGTCATTCTCAGCGGCCTTTGTCGCCTCGCGATCGATCTCGCAAACGGCGTACATCTTTTTTGATTGGATCACTGCATCTTCGTATGCAGCAGAGTTTGCGGTTGGCAATGAGCCTGAACCGACACCACCTGAGAACGATGTGGGCACCGCGATGTCCATTCGCTTCCCGGTGAAAGAGTAATCCTTCTTGATACGCGCAAGAGTCACGTTGGCCGAGTTGTAGGTGTTATCAGACAACTTGCCGTATTTAATTTTGAAGAGATTGGTTGCCGTGGTTAAGTTGTAACGTGCCATGTGAGATCCTCCTTGATTTGCCCTCGAGGATCTCACGCAACTGATATTCCCCTATCAGTCTAGATCATCGAAGGTGATTGGTTCACGCCGGTTAGGGCTTTTTGAAGTATTAGAGGGCGTGAACTTTTCCCCACTACTTCTCTCGATTTTTTCTTTGAGCTTACTTTTTTTCTGCAAAGCTTTTGTCCCGTAAACTGAATCCATTATTGCTTTGATGTGATCTATCGTGAGGCTTGGATCTTTGAACCACTCATCGACCAGCTCCTTAGTGACCGCTTCCGAGTTCTCAAGACCGAGTGGCTTCACCAACTCAGAGACTTGATTCGTACAACGCTCCATGTGCGCAAAGGCCGCCACATATTCAGGATCTGGATCTTTACCCGTTTTCTTCAGGTAATTGTATGAGGAGACAAAATCTTCCTCGGTCACACCATAACTTTGCTGGGCTTCTTTCACGCGAGTCTCGAGTTGCGTCCTTGCGGTTGCCTCGTCGCGCTGGGCTTTGGCTCGTGAAAGAAGTTGCTTGGTCAGATCGTTTTTCCGCTCAAGGCGGCGAATCTGCTTTTGCTCTGGGGTGAGTTTTGAGATCTCTTGATAAGATTGCTCGAAGGACTCTTCGATCTTATCCATCAACTCGGAGGGATCGCCTCCCATCATCTCAGTCAAAAAGGCAATCGCTTCCAGCGGTTTGTTCTCTTTGACAGCAAGGACGTGGAGCTTGTCGATCGTCTCATTTATCGATTTGACGTCCGTCTCAAACTTCTGCTTGTCAGCGTGAAATGTCTTTTTATCGTTGTCAAGCTCGGTGTATTTTTTCTGCCAATGAGTCCGGCCAGAGTAATCATTCAAAAGCTCCTGCACAGTGACCTCGACTGGTTTGCCGTCAACGGTATGCGTGAACTTTGTATCATGCGGAATCTCGACATCTTTTCCGTTCACTTTGACTTTGGAAACTTTTGGCTTGCCCTCGCCCTTTTCTTTTTCCTTGTCGCCCTTTTTTGCCTTATCGCCTTCGGGACTTTCGTCTTGATCCTCATCGGCGTCTTTGCCCGACGCTTCCTCGTCATCATCGTCACCACCACCATCGGCCTCTTTCTTAGCCTTTGATTTTGGCTCAGGCTTTGGCATCGTCGTTGCCTCAAGCTGGTCCCAGTCAATGGTCTCACCGCCATTCACTACAATCGGCTCACCACTCGTATCGCTGTCAGGGCTTGGCGTGTTTACATTCACGCCGTTGCTGTTATCTCCAGACATTTATTTCCTCCGTTTTTTGAAATAGTTTGGATCTTTTAAATTGAGCTGGTTGGTTCAATCGGTGGAAGTGGACCACCTGAGCCATTCTGCTGATCAAGTGGCGGGATACCTGGCTCGACTGTTGGTTCACCAGGCATCTGCGTTGCCATCTCCTCCGGCGCAAAATCCTCAGGCAAAGCCTCTTGAGCTTCCGGCGGTAACTCACCACCAGGCATAGGCTCGGGAGTGATCATCAAAGGATCGATCGTGTCCTCGGGAGTCATCTGTGGCACATAGAAGAGAGGGAAGCCTTGCAAGCCAACCAGCAACTCGGCAAAGGCTGGATTCTTCACCGCGTACTCGACCATCAGCATCTCAGTCGCCATCACGTGCTCCTCCATGAGTTTCTTGACCTCTGCTGGAGCGCGGTTCTTATAAGACCATTGTCGCATGGCCTTGACGTGAGTTTTCCAATGGACGATCTGGTCCTCGTAATCCTCTGGATCTTGGACTGGTTTGTTTTGCAAAAGCATCTCGTTCTCGGCCTCTGCTGCGCGAAGAGAGATGGTGCCCTCTTTGATGAACTTTTTGGATTGAGCGAAGTCGAACATGTCGAGCACTTGCTCGGTCTCAACCTCCTCGGGAAACTTCTCTTTCAAAAACAAAAGCGTCTCTGTGCGAGCGGCCTTGCTCTCTGGTAAGGCAGACTGACCTTGGATGCGCACGTCGTAATCCTTGGCAAGATTCTGCTGATCAAAGAAAACAGACATCCACTCACCATCATGACCTTGCACTCGTCCCATGCGCTCATCTGATGGATCGTAATAATCGCCACAGACAGCGAGAGTCATGATCACGACTTGGAGGGTTGCCTCATTGTACTTGAGGATGTCCTCATTCCAACGCTCACTCTCAAGCTCTGAGAGGTACTGCAAAGCCACAGCGGCCGTCACACCTTGAGGTGGATTGCCGTTGCCAATGCGAGCGACAGCAGCGCCCTCCATCGTCTCCTCTTTCAAGATCTGACGAAGTTGGTATGCACCTTGCCCGGTTGGGTTTGCTTGCACGAGCTTTGGAGCGACAGGGCCTTTGAACTTAACCACTGTGATCGCGTTACCGAGCTGACGAATGTCGGCGGCGTTCTCTGGCATCATCCACTTAGGCGAGCCAACCATCACCTCATTGCGCAAGATCATATTGGTCAAATTATTGAAGGCACCATTTGGGCCCTTGGCATCGTCGATGAAGCTTACGCCATGCTGCTCATCTGTGTTGTCGATGTCAGAGATTCGAACCCACGGGAGCATCCGGTGAGAGAATGGAAACTCTTTATTGGCTATGACTCCATCATTGGTAAAAACAACGTAACGACCTTTTTCGAGCGTCTCGTGGCGTCTGTAATAAAAATGCCAGATCTCAACCATGTTTTGGTCTGAGAAGGTCTCCATGGTCTCAGCATCGAAGTATTGAGCAGACTTATCGCCCTTGATGAAGTCGGCCGCCTTTGGATACTTCATGCGCGCTTCGTAAACATTCATCAGCTCACGACGGAAGCCATAGCGAGCATCTTTGTATTTCTTGGTCGGTGTTCGCTCGATCAAAACATCCAACGTCGAGTCAACGATGTAAGTCACATCGCCATTCTTGATCGGCTTTTCAAGTAAGACAGGATTGCCGCGCTCGTCTTTCTCAACCTCGCCCTTCTCATTCTTGAGAGGGACTTTGCCGTCAACCAATCCCTCCTTGAGCGCCTTCTTATACTCGGCATGAGTGTCGCCGGCCATCGGGTCCCAGTCGATGCGCAAGTATCCCTCACCAGTGCCTGACTTTTGCCTGAGCCAATGCGGGACCACCTCGCCATCGTAACGGTTCATATACCAGATATGATCCTTGAGGTTGGTACACATCTCAGCGCCAACCTTGTCGCTCATCTCATCGTTGGTCGGCATGATCGCCACGTTTGGCTTGTACTTGAGGAGCTTGGAGTTGCGAGACTCTTCGCCACGCTTGAGCAGATTGATGACCAGCTTTTGCACCACTCGCTTGCGAGCACCTGTCGGCTCTCGATCGTCACCTCTGGTCTCTTGGTCTTGATACTGGATGCCCTTGCGCAGGGCTAGGTTCTTCTTGATCTTCTCGAACCTGGACTCATTGGCTTTGAGTAGCCAATTTTTCTCAGCAATCAACCACTCATGGAGCTGCTTGCGCGAGACCTCGTCCTCCTTATCGAATGGCATCATGAAGAACGGTTTATCGGACCGACTAACAGATGAGCTTTCGGCTTCATCCCAACCCTGGTAAGACATTCTCACTCCTTTGAGAAAAGATTTATAAATTTACAAAATTTAAATCGCGCCGAGCGGATCGTCTGTCATCTTTTGAATCTCCTCGTCACTCAGCTTGTCGAATTTTACTCCACTACCGTCATCTGGTGGAAGTTTTGTTAACGGATCAATCCATTGCAGAGTGTGAGTCGATTGCTTCATCGCCTTCAACTCAATCCACAGCTTCATGTTCGACTTAACTAGACCAAAGACCACGACAGCTAAGGTCACGGTTGCGACAATGGCGATTGCAACGATCAAAGTCAGCAGCTCCATTACATCTCCTGTTTTATTAGTTTACACCGAGAGTTCAAAGTTAACCTCTTCAAGCTCCCTAAGGTCAGTATCAAAGTCAATCTCGTGCTCCATCCGATACCCGCGCCACTCGCTCTCGCGGACGGTTCTTGTTTCGCGCTCCAGCATGATGTCGTAGAACTCAGCGCCCAAGATGTAACGAAAGTCATCGATCAAGTGGTCATTGATCTTGGGAATCTTGCCGTTCTTATCCTTGATGTAATTCTCAATCTCCCAAACGAACCACTTGCATCGATCAGACACCCACAACTTCCGTTGCAGCATCATGTCCTTCATGAGTGAGAGACCAACGAGCTTGTCATTCAAATGCTTGTGGCTCGGCTCAAGGCCTGGTTGACGAGGGAAGTTGGCGCTCCACTCGTTCATGAACCACGTTGCGGCCTCATCGTAACCTTGGCGCCAATTCTCTTCCTTGTAGTAAAGCTCCTCACGCTTCTCGATGATCCGCTCACCGAGGCGCCTGGTGGTCATCTCGTGCTGCTCTTTCTCATAGATCTCATCGAGAACGTAAACTTGCTTGGTGTAAGGGTTGATGGCGACAAAGAGAACCGCGAAGCATGTGGCGCCGGCTGGATCTGCCCACCAAAACCACTTGAGCTTTTTCATGTCGCGTTTGATCTTGGCCATCAGCTCATCGTGCTTGACTACGGCCTTATCATTGAACATCGGGAAGATTCTTCGAGCGCCGCCTTTGACGTATCTCGCGGCATACTCTCGCTCCCACACATCGCCTTCACCGCGCAGATAGAGGCCCTTCATTTCGTCATACAACCACTTGCGAGGCACGTGCGGGTTGGTCCATGACGGTTGCCTGGTGAAATACTTCTCGGGATCAAGCTCATGCTCACGAGCTATCGTTAGGTAATCGCAATCCTGCTCAGGTGGTGAGCCCATGTAAATATCGATGCCATCGAGCACGGCCGCATTCGGTCGCATGGCTTTACGAAACTCCGGGCGATGATCTTTGAACTCCTCATAGACCGCTGACTTGTACATCGGGCCACGATAGCTCTCGTAATTGTCTGAGCCGTCGACCTTGATGAACGAACCATTTTTGAAGTTGAGGCGCATCTCTGAGTTGTTTATTCCCCTGGTGCCGTCCTTCAACCACTCACGAGGTACGAACCGCTGGAAGCGTTGAGGCGCCCACACGATCTCTCTCGTTTGCTTTTGCTCAGGGCCAATGAAGTAATGTGGGGTTCCAGGGAACATGTGAGCAAGTCGTGCCTGGATGTACATGGCGATCTCGGTCTTACCAAACTTTCGACCGCACTGAAGGAACGCCGACTTGATGCCACGATAAAAGATGGCCTCAGCAATCCCGAGCTGGCCCTTGTGAGCCTCCCACTCGCGATGAAGCTTGAGGGCCATCTCGGTAAAGAGAGCTAGGCTCGAGTCTATGGGTAATACCTTTTTTTGATGACTTCAATTTCTTCCAAAGCTATCGCCGCATGTGATGCGATCGGATAATCTTTGTAATTTTTTGCGTAATCTCTCACGCATCTTTCAAGAACATTTCTCAGTTCTTCCAGAAACTCTCTCTTCTTACTCTCACATTTCAGAGCATGACGAAGATCCTGAATCTCATTAGATGGTTGCTTCCACTTGTGACCGCACTTTGCGCACAGGTGATCACCATCTGGTCGACGCTCAACTGCGATGCAAGACGAGCCACAGTTTGGACAAAATACCTTATCCATAAGAGTTCTCACTGAACGAGACCGGTTGCTCGCTTGATGGATTGATCTTGCCTTGGCTCGCAAAGATTCTAAACACCTGGTTCATGGTGTCGCGCTCGAGCGAGATAAACTTGCATAGCTGTCTGAGGTCATTAGCCTCTTTGTATGCCTCAGTACAACTCATCTTCATCCTGGTAAGTTCCTTCTCCATCTCCGATTGGCTCTTCTGGCTCTGGGTCAATAAACTTAACTGGTCGCTGAGCTGACCGCTGAGACTCAAGAGATGAGCCGTCAGGGCTGAAATGTACGGTGCCATTGACGGTGTCTTCGACCACTCGTCCCATAATTGGCGCAGATCCTGAATCGAACATTGCTTCCAGGTCTCGATCTCCTCCATCGGCGGCACTTGCACCGACAACTGGGCTCGCAGGTCCGCTATGATCTGGTCCTGGCGCCGACTCTGAGCTGTCGCGTTTGCCATGAACTCCTTGATCGTTTTCGTGTCCGCTATCGACAGGCCCTTGAGCAGCTCGTCCATCCTCTCGTGTATCGACTTTTCCGGCGCTGGTTTCGCCTCCACCGGCGCCCCTTCTTTCAGTGACATCTCGTACCTCCGTTTGTTTGAGATGATATTCCAAAAATTTCTCCTTACGCAAAGCATCTTGAACCTGCTCTGCTGTGAATATTGACTGCCCCATGCGCACGTTGTGCTCGACCTGCACTGTCTCGGTGACCTTGATGTCCTCATCAACCTTGACACGACCTGACAGATCCACGCGATCCGTCCACTTGTTTATATTCTTGAGGCAAATCTTGAGCGCCTCCATCACACCTTGGTCGGCCAAGTCCAGCGCCTTCTTGGCAAGCCTAAGTCTGGTATGTGACATATTTCTCTCTCGAAACTCCGCAAAAGTGCAATTGCCATACTTATGACAAGCACGCTCTATCGTGTCCTCTGAGACATCGAAGTAGCCGGCCGTATCGATGAGGGAAGGGTTGAGCTTGAGAACCGCTCTTAGACGATCCTCAGGCACCTTAACGGGCTTTGGCTCACCCTTCTTGCGTCTTGGCTTCTTAGCCATCGATCCTCTCGGCGGTCAGTCCAGTGTAGACCTCCCAGCGTTTGATGATCGTGTCGCAGTATTCAACGCTCAGCTCCATCATGTAGCAATTGCGTCCTGTCTTTTCGCAGGCAATCAATGTCGATCCTGAACCGCCATAAAGATCGAGTACATTGTCGCCCTTGTATCGATCAAAGAACCACTCGATTACAGAGACGGGCTTTTGCGTTGGATGGACAGAGGCTTCATCACCTCGGAAAAAACTGGTTGGACGGCTAAATCGAATAATCTCTCGTTTGTGGCGTGACTTACTCCAGCACAGTTCAAATGCACTCCCGAATTGACCATCCATTTTTCCGATTTCATCTTTGTTAGATCTCTTGTCCCAAACAAACCATGAACCATCGTTTTTATCTGGAATGTGATCGGAGTAATAATCTGCTCCCCACATAAAAATCTCTTTGGCATGAGGCGCGCTCGCAAAAACTGTGCTGATCAGCTCAGAAGAAAAATCATCATTGTCACCGATAACTGGCTGGTGAGTCTTTCCAGTTCCTCCCATTGACGAGTAATCCGTATCGAGTCGCATTCCATAAGGAGGATCTGTAAAGACCATGTCGACAATCTGCGAGCCAAGAAGCTTGTCCACGGCATCGATACTTGTAGAATCACCACACATAAGGCGATGGCGACCGAGCCTCCAGACATCACCGACTTTGCACCTGGATTCATAACTTCCAAGACTCGGGACATCATCCTCATCGGCCTTAGGCTCAAACTTCTCAGCAGGCTCGAGAACAAAGTCCTTGATCCCAAGTAATTCGAGATCAAAGTCGGGCCCGAGATCCAGCATGTCGGAGTTGATGCCGGCAAGATCGAGCTCTGCCCACGAGGCGATGGCGTTGTCGGCCTGAACGTCGGCGTACTCTTGCTCCTCGCTGTCGTAATTTTGATAAACGACGGGCACCTCATCCCAACCCATATGCAACGCTGCGAGCTTGCGGCCGTGACCTGAGGTGATGAAACCTGAGCGTTTGGACACCTTTATCGCATAGCGCCAACCTTGAAATTGGAGAATTTTTGCGAGGCGAGCGATCTGCTCAGTCGAGTGCTTATTGCGGTTTTTTGGATGATCGAGGAGCGATTGCGGCGACACGCGTTTGTCGTAAAGACAATGAAAGACCATTGGTGACAACGAAATACCATTGCATACAAGTGAGGTGCCTCGCGGAGCATCATCAGCAGGCGCCTCGAGGGAGATCGAGGGTGACTTCGCTTTTTTCGACTTCGTTTGAGGTTTCTTCTGCGCTTTCTTTTTGGCCATAACAATCCTTTGTTACCGGGTATTCAGTGATGAGAAACAGGAGGGCAAGCTCGGTGTTCGACTTCGCTTTGTACTTACGCTTGAGGAGGCTCAAAATCCTTGAGACCTCGTTGTGTCGCCGCTTGAGTGCCGTGCAGATGTCAGAGCAGTTGTGCCCATGCATCAGCAGAGTGATTGCCATCTTCTCGTTCATCGTAAGGTCCGGCGACACCTGCAACTTCATTGCAGCATAGTTTCGGTACTTCCTGAGCAACTTATGGTTGGAGGATAAGGCCTGACTCTGAGTCGGCGTCAGCGACTTGCTCGCTATCTTGCGGCTCATGCTCTTGCTCCTTTGGTTCCTCATCTGGTGGTGACGGCATCTGACTCTCGATGTGCTCGAGCATGGCGACAGTGCAATCGAATGCATACTTGGCAACTCGCTTCGGCACGTCCTCTCTAATTTGCCCGACATTGCTCACGTCATAGCTAGTGAGAGATGCGTTGGCGCAAGCTCCGTTGAGCGCGGCGGTAAAGAACATCTCCATGACGGCGTCTTTTTTGAGCTGGAGTTTTGCATTTTTCAACTCCTCTTTGAGAATCATATTCTCAGCGCGAAGGCTTTGGTTCATCATGCCGACTTCGTTGATCTGTCGATTCATATCTCTGAGAGACATCTTCCCCTGGCTCATGCTGTGAACTCCTCGATTGAGATGCAAGACTGACACGTCCCGAATGACTCGCGTAGCTTACGAATTGCGGCGGTTTGATCTGGTCCTGGTTTGGTTGCGGCAATGACCATCTCAGTGACGAGTTTGAACCCATCGCGGAGATCACCTAGGCGCTTTGCCTGGTCCTCGCTGAGCTGTCTTGGATCAAACCAAAGACCGATCAAGTCCTTGGTCGAGAGCTTGCGCTCTGGTGGTGGTGTCTCTTGCTTTTCTGTTTGTCTTGACATCGGGTAAATCCCTCCTAGTGAACATTAACCTCTTGATCGATGTCGACGACCTCGAGGCCCATTTTTAAACAAATCTTGCGCACGAGTGGGAGACTGTTGATTTTGAACCAATCTTCCGCTTCCTCGAGCGTTGGGAACTCTTTATCAGTTTCAAACGAGTGGCTCTCGCCATCGATCTCAATAAAAATCTGGATGACGTAAGCCTCTCGCTCTTTGAGCTTCGCCACTTGACCGAAGAATGTTGCGCTTCGCTTGCTCATACTTGATCAGATGACAAAGCCCTTACTCTGTCTAGGCAAATTACATTACGCCAAAGGCTTTGCGACCGGCCATCATTTCGTGAATCTCATTTTGCAGGCAAGTGCTCATGTAAACGAACTGTCCGATATTCATCGGCGTGTAATGAATGAACAGCTCGTTTTGATTCTTCGTGATCACGATGGCAATGTCAGGGTTCCCCGCTGCAAGGTCTTTAAAAAATCTTTGCATCGGTGACTCTGGACCTTCGTCAGTGCGCGGTTGGATCTTCAAAACTGTGATTTTTGATAGGTCCGCTTGGTTGTTCTGGTTCTCGTCCGACATCCTCATATCCTTCCGTTATCTCTTTCATGAACTCGTCGAGAGTAAGTTTCTTCCCATCAGTGCGTCGCTCAAACTCAAGCTTTTCAACCGAGCATTGGAATCTATGCTCAATCAGCACTCGAGCTAAATGTAATGTGATCGCGGCGTCAAAGGCGCTGATGCGCAGGCCATTTTGACAAAAATTGAGCACGTGATTTGCATTCTTAACCACGCTCGCCGCATCCTTATTGATCTTGATCTCGTTCGCTTTCTCCATTCTCGTTCCTCTCTTTTAAAAAAATGCCCCGTTTAAAGTCGAGGCGACACTTTCACACTCCCTCAGTCAGATTCAGTGCCTGACTTTCACAGAGAGAAACCAACTCTGAGCCTCGTTGGCGGCCAGTCTTGTCGAGAGACCGGCTCGGCTAATTTTTGCCTAGCGTCCTAGGGCTTACAGGTGTCAGCTCACCAATCTTTTAAACTCGTGGCGGCCAACTCCAATGACCAGGCTTTGGCTCAGGTGAGTAAGGCGTTGGATTGAAATAGACGCCGTTTGGATTCATGACAAAGAGGTCGCAAGTGGTTCCGTCTGGATGCACCTTGGTGATGACCGCTGGTGATGGCTCGGCAAGATGCTCACCGCCTGGTGAACCATAGCGTTGGTAATGAACCATTCGAGCGATGCTAGGTTTTTGCTCCATGTGTACTCTCCTTAAAATAAGCCCATCAGACTCTCGTCCTTAGGCTGGTTTTCGATCTTTGCTTCTGCTTCTGCCTCGGCCTTTGCTTTTTCTTCGGCCTCTTTTTTCTCACGAGCATCGCGAGCACGCATATGATGCTGGTCCTCGATGATGCGAATGAGATTCTTGTAGCAAAACTCAAGCTGCTCAAACGCTCTGGCTCGTGGTGGTCCCTCAGGGAGCTTGACCATCAACTCCTCAAGCTCTGCCATCTTTGTCTCGATCGCGTCACGGGAAGTCGTAGCCTCTGCGTCCAGATTGATTCTCCCGAAACTTGGTTTCTTTGTCTCCATTGAGACCTCCTTCTTTCTTGTTCATTAAGTCATAGGCCTCAACGGCCATTTTGATCGCATCACGCAAGCGCGCGTTTGTCGCCTCAAGTTTCTTGATGTACTCAAACTCCTTCGGCACCAAACGAATCGCCTGTTCAAGTCTTATCTCGGTTCCTCCACCTGGTAACTTGACCTCAATCAAGACAGGCTCGGTTTGCTCAATGACGATGAGATCACGGCTCACCAGCTCGTTGAGAGCTTTTTTTAGATACTCATCTTTTTGTCGGTTGACGTTTCTAATTACCTCAGAAATTTCGTTCATCATAAATGCCATCAGCAGTCCTCACAGGTTAAGAGTATAAGTGGCCCGATCGTCAAAAATGCCGTGATCAAAAAGATTGCGACAAAGGTCATGAATAGCTTCATGAGCCCTGCCAATCGGTGTCCCACGCCGCAAAGAGATTGTCAGCGTGATAAAGTCCCATTGGTGAGATGTACTCTTGATCAAGCCCAACTAGATCCTCAGTGCTTGCGCCGAACCGACGCTCTTCGTCGCTATCGTAAACCATCTCAGAGCAATAGAGGTCCTCGATGCCAAAGGCAAACATTAGGTCATATTTTGCCTTATCGAAGCTGAGACACCTGGCAATCATTCTCTCGATGTAATCCTCATCAACATTAGGGCATCGCATGATGACAACTCGATCGGCCTCTTTGCAAAAATCAAAGAACATCGACTTGGTGAAACCATGATGAGTCATCTCAGCGATCTCAAAGCCTGGATTCTTGCCATCCATGCGACCAACGCAAAAGCCTGCGTGGGACAACTCACCAGGGATCAAAAAGGTCGTGAGCTTTGAACGATCGACACCCAAGACCACATCACCAGGTCGTAAGTGCTTGTAAGCTTCGTGGTACTTATTGCCCCTTAGCGTGGTGTAATAAGTTTTAAAACGAATGAACGGGACGATCTTGAGCAAGAGCCATCGATAGAGTTGCGTTTGCATGATCCAGAGAATCACCTTCTTCTTCATGCCTCACCTCTAATCTGGCGAAGGGCTTTTCGTGCTTTCCAACCAAGGGGCCACTCCGCGTAGAAATCCTCTTCACTATCCTTTTGCACTTCTGTCGCATAAAACTCCAGCGCCTCAACCGCGATTGCCAGTTTTGCATTGGCTTCGGTTAGGGCAGAGGCATCGACTACTTGAATCTCATTTTTCCACAAAGGCTTTTCCGAGCACTCTAGCAAGCGATGCTCAGTTCCGTTTTTCCACATTGGAATATTCGACTCTGGTTGGATAAACCACTCTCTCGCCTTCGTCGGAGATTTGCCGCTGGTACTCATCGTTTTCGAGCCTCATGGATGAGATCTGTTTTGATCTTTGAGAGCCACTTGATCTTGCCGACACTCATGAAGTCGATTGGCAGATCACCAAAGTCCTCGATAAATTTCTGCGCAGATTTCCAGTACTCCGACTCAGCGGCTAGCTCAGCGAGCAAGCTCTCTGATGCCGTCGCGAAGATGAAAGACTTAACGGTCAAGCGACCTCCTTATGTCGAATAGAATCGAAAAATTAAAGTAAGTATAGAAGCTGTAAACGATGACTGATGGAAGCATGTTCTCAACCGGATGGTGGTCAAAGCGCAAGCCGAAGAGAAAAAAAATGGCCAATGTGGGAAGCACGGTATTGACAGTTAGAAGGGAATAAAAGCGGTGATGGATTTTTGTTTTGGCGGCCGCGCCACTTGGTGTCCACGGCGTTATAGATCCAGTGACTTTCTCCCACATGGCCAGGAAATGAGCGTAATAAGATAATGTGCGACACTTGATTGAGTAAGTGCCCCACTTGAATCGTGACCACCAGGCCATGAAGGCCATGCCAAAGATCATCGAGGGCAATGAGAAGAAGAAGGCGAACCAAACCATCTTTTCAGGATAGAAGGCCAGCATGAGGATTGCCGGGATGTAACCGAGAAAAATCCCGATGCCGGTGGTGATATAATAAAACATGCCTGAGAGGTAACAAAGCCTTTGCATCGTCGTGATTGGCGCATCCCAAAACTCTCTCACTGTCATCAAAGAAATTGAGCCCATCGCCCATCGATGCTGTTGAGAGACGTAAGCGTCAATCGTGTCAGGGTTCTCACCACTGGCAAGCACGACGGGAATGTACTTGATACGCCAACCAGCAGCTAGACACTTGAAACCTGTTCTCACGTCCTCAGAGTAATCGACAGCAGCTGTCCCGCCAAAGGGCTCGAGTGCCGATCGTCGATAGACGGCATTGGTGCCGACGCAGATCGCAGCGCCAAAGGTCTCACGATTGACGTTGATCATTCGATAAAACAACTCTTGGATAAAGGCCGCGCCCTTTGAGATCCATGTGTATTGCTCGTCAAGATTGAAATACTGAGGTGTTTGCAAGATTGCCAACCGATGGTCATCAATGAAGTAAGGGATGGTGTGAATCATGAAGTCGTGTCTTGGCCTGAAGTCAGCGTCAAAGATCACGATGAACTGGCCATTGGTCTTTGTAAATGCGTACCTAAGATTGCCGGCTTTTTTCATCTCTCCAAGATTCGCACGACGAATGACGGTGATCTGGTGTTCCTGAGCCATCTGTGAGACTCTGGAGTAATGAGCATTGTCCTTCGAGTCGCAAAGAATGAAATACTTGGTTTTATAAGGGCTCGAAGCGCAAGCTACTGCGATTGCATCTATCGCGGCCTCGATGATCTCGAGATCCTCGCCACATATACAATGATAAATGTCGACGGTGACTTGTGACTCACTTAAACGAGTGAGCCCACCATTACCAACGATTGCCTCATGTGTTTTAAACTCGAAACTTTTTGAGAACGCGCCGACAAAATAAGATATGATAAGGTAAATTGACGTTAGACCGGCAAACGGGATCAAAAAGAAAAAGGATGGGTTCGCCACTAAGAACGAGCCCATCCCCAAGAGTAGGATAGAGAGAGAAGGAACTCCCAATAGATAGAACAGGCGCTTCCCGTTGTCCACGAAAAGCTTCTGCTCGCGATTGCTCGGCGGTAATCTCACTATCTCCCCTCCAGACATGAGACTTACCAGAGTTGAATCGCGGTGCGAAAATAAAGTGAGTTGAGATAAAACTCATCAGTCATATTGTAATCGTACTGATGACCAACCTCCACCTGCAGACTGTTCATCGGTTGCCAGCCGAGACCGTTTTTGAAAGTGAAAGTCTTTTCCTCATCCATCGACTTCGGCGCCTCTTGCTCGATGCCAACGCCTGTCCAGTTTGCGAAGTAGAACTTGCCATCACCACCTAAGCGTTCCCACACCGAGATGCCTGCGTTGATACCTGCTCGCTCGCTCGACATATTCCACGTTGGCGACAAAATCAGCTTGCCTGATGCTGACGCCTGACGGCCGAGAAAGAACGTGGCGATGAGGGCCAAGAGAACGACACCTGCCCACACAGTACCGAGAAGATTGTTTTGAGTTTGCTTTTGCATTTGCGACCTCCTAGATCGTAATTGATTTTTTAAAAGGCAACCGATGCCCTTTAAACAAGAACAGTAATTCGTGATCATCCTCAATGCTAGCGATGAAAGTGCGCAGTGCGCGTTTGTCACTGAATTCTTTCACGTAAGTTGTATTGCCTCCTGGTGAGACCACGGCTAAGTCTGCAACGACGGCAAAATACTTGTAGCTTTGCCGCTCCGTCTCCTCGAGCTTTGTCATCGTCACATCGTGCTCAACCTCGTGAGCATCCCTAATTTCCACTGCTTCCTCCTTTTAATGCCGTTGCGGTATGTATCGCACCGGCGAATTGACCTTTAAAAAATTCAATACCATTTTTGAGCCTGTCATTCTCTTTGAGCGCCTTCTCAAGATCTGCCTTGAGCGTCGCGATGACCTCGTCGGCCTTCTCTCTCGAGATAAATTGCATCTCTTCGCTTTTGCCAGTTGGAAACGAGTGGATGAACCCGGTGATGGTGGTCCCTGGTTTTATTGTTTTGTAAACTTTGAAATCAATGCCAGTAATAAAAATCTTCATGGTGTCCCATCCCCAAAAAGTTGGTAATCGATCACGTATTGCTTCATCGCCTTAGCTTCCTCGTCGGTCAGATCGTGCAGACTCTTCTTGCCAGTCACGTTGACCATAGCTTTTTTGAATGAACTCTCGTCGTAATTACAATCCTTAGCCGTGCTCCAT